CAATGCGGTTGAACTGGTGCGATCTAACTATGACTGGGCAAACAGCCTATTGAGCAAGGGTGTGATAACACAAGCCGAGTTTGACGTATTGGATCAAATGGGCGGTACCGCAGATGGTACTAGGCTCCTCAGAAAGATACGCAATCTCTCTAGCCCTAAAGAGCTACCCATTCCCTCTTTTACTGGAGAAAGAAAGACCAAAGAAGAATTGGCTCAGTATGTAGCTGATCCTCGTTGGAAGAGCGATCCGGTATGGCGAAAGCAGAAGGAAAAAGAGTTCTACGATAATATAGCATAACTAGACCTTACTTTTAGCTTTACTACATTTTCAAGATATGGTATCGGTGGATTGAGCGATAACTACATCTGTAGCCGTTCAATCACTTTGATTGGCGGATTTATTCCATAACCAAGCGAACACTAATGTTAATTTTTTTATGGAGAGATAGATGTCCAACAATGCAATATCAAACGCATTCGTCACTATCTTTGAAAGCGAAGTTCACCAGGCTTATCAGTCTGAGGCTAAACTTGCTGGAACAGTCAGAACCCGAACAAACGTAGAAGGGTCTACTGTAAAGTTCCCAAAGTTAGCTAAAGGATCAGCCTCTGTAAGGAACCCAGGAACTCAAGTGACCCCTGTAGGTGCGCAGTTCAGCTCGGTTACCGCGACAATGGTGGATTATTCTGCATCAGAGTACAGTGATATTTTCAACCAAGCTAAAGTAAACTTTGACGAAAGAGCAGAGCTTGCAGAAATGCTAGGAAAAGCCATAGCCAGACGAGAAGACCAAGTCGTTATTGATGCCTTGATCAACGCATCAGCCGGGTCAACCGTTGCCAATACTGTGGTGACTTCTGGATCAGCAAGTGCCTCTGACCTGAACGTAGGGAAAATCATCCAGGCTGGTCGTGAGCTTAACGCTAAGAACGTACCCTCAACCGAGAGATGCCTCTTAGTACACGCTAATTCAATGGCCTCCTTACTCGGTGATGAAAGAGCAGTTTCTAGCGATTTCATACAACTGGATGCTCTGAGGCGCGGTGAAGTCCAAACTTTCGCTGGTTTCCAAATAATTATGTTTGGTGACAGAGATGAGGGCGGTATTCCAATCGATGGATCAAATGACAGAACGTGTGTAGCGTTCCATAAGTCAGCAATCGGTCTTGGTGTTGGTATGCCAGCTAAAACAGAAATCAACTATGTACCGGAAAGAACATCCTTCCTCGTAACAGCTATGTACAGTGCTGGAGCGATAGCGGTGGATACTGATGGCATATGCGATGTAACTTGTAGGGAGAGCTAAGATGGCATTTGTTAGAAATGATTTTAATACCATCGGCGGACAGGCCAGAGCCGGAGTTACTCCAGCAATGTATGTCTATACCACAACCGAGGCTCACACCGCAGTTGATGCGTCAGGATACTTCAACGATATATCCGACATTCTCAACGTAGGTGACATGATCATCGTTCACGGTTCAACCGGTGGCACACGAACAGTCACAATGCATATAGTCGTTAGCAATGCCAGTGGTGTTGTAGACGTATCCGATGGAACAACAATCGGAGCTGTATCAGACAGTGACTAATATTCTTGGGGGGTGGTTCCGACTGCCCTCCAAACCAACAAGGGGTTTGAATGGCAAGCACAGACACAGACGTATCTATTTGTTCTCAAGCCCTATTACTGCTCGGATCAACGAGTATATCCTCATTTTCGGATGGAACGGCCCCAGCCTCTATAGCCGGGGTCATCTATCCTAAAGTAAAAGCACAAACTCTAGGAATGTATCCCTGGAGCTTTTCACTTACAAAAACACAGTTGGCCCAGTCAGCCTCCACTCCCCTATCTTATTGGCAGTATGCCTATGCCTTACCTTCTGATATGGTGAATGGAGTACCACGAAAGGTATTTACGTCTAACAATACCAATGCTCCTAATCTTACTGACTATGAGATCCAGGGGGCTGAACTATTATCACAAGAACAAAGTATCTTCATTGACTACCAAAGAGATGTGGATGAGCCGTCAATGCCGGCATATTTTGTGCAGTTGCTCATCTATCAAATGGCATGGCATCTAGCCGAACCGGTCACCGACCAGACTACCAAGTCTGATTATTGGAAAGGTGTGGCTCTTGGTACTCCTCTTGAAAGCTTACGAGGGGGATACTTTCGACAAGCCACGGTTATTGATGGTTCCGGTCAATCCTCACAAGTTCTTGCTGATTATGTGCTGGTAGATGTCCGATGAGCCGGGTTACAGTTTATCAATCAAACTTCACGGTTGGGGAGCTTGATCCTCTTGTCAAAGGCCGGGTTGATCTCAATCAATATCCTTCTGCCCTAGATAGAGCCAAGAACATCACAGTATTACCCCAAGGAGGTTTTGAGCGTAGACCAGGGTTAGCGTTCATGGCAGACCTTACCAGCCATCTAGGAGGCTCTTTTACAGCCCAGAACGGTATGCGTCTTATACCTTTTGAGTTTAGCAATGATCAGAGTTTTATGCTGGTCTTTGTAAAGCAATCGGCCTCTGAAACAAGAATGTTTGTCTTTGCCAACACCGTGCAGATAACGAACATCAATAGCAGTGGTAATAACTATCTGGCTATCAACTTAGGCGATATTGATCTATCCAAACTTTATTTCACGCAATCAGCCGATACATTGATATTGGTGCAGGAAGATCTTGCCCCACGAAAGATTGTACGAGGGGCCAACAACCAAACCTGGACAGAAAGCACAATCTCACTGACCTCGCCTTTTCATGCCTTTACTATCGCAACATCTAATCCTAGTGCTACGATTACACCCGATGCCGTAGATGGTACTGTCAAGATTACCGCCTCTTCCGGAATATTCTCCTCTGGCAACGTCAACCAATATATCAACGTTCTCAATGGCTTTGGCCGTGCAAGGATCATAGAGTTTGAGAGTTCAACCGTAGTAAAGACCATAGTCGAGATACCCTTCTTTGAGGCATCGGTGGCCATAGCATCCGGATCTTGGGAGCTGGAAACTGGATACGAGGCCGTCTTCTCTGTGTCAAATGGGTTTCCGAGAACGTGTACATTCCACGAAGGACGTTTGTTCTTTGGTGGATCGAAGGCAATGCCCAACACATTATTTGGATCAAAGGTCGCTGACTTCTTTAACTTCAAAACCGATGAGGCTTTGGATGATGATGCTATCTTTGTGACCATATCGAGTGATAGTCTGAACGCAATCAATGCTATACGATCCGGTCGTGACTTACAGATCTTTACATCATCGGCTGAGTTCTTTGTACCACAATCCACACTTGATCCGATTACACCAACAAACATAGTTATTAAGACAGCTACCCGGAGAGGAGCCAAAGAGGGCATACGGCCCGTGTCAGCCGAAACCGGCACCCTTTACATACAAAAGTCCGGTAAAGCCCTCAGAGAGCTTATATTTAGTGATACTGATCTAAATTACAATTCTGACAATGTTTCTCTTCTTTCCTCCCATTTGTTGAAGAACCCTACGAAGATGGCTCTCCGGGTGGCTACTTCTACAGACGATGGCGATCTATTGATGATCACCAATGGCACCGATGGCTCTATGTGTGTCTACTCTATCCTTAAACCGCAGAATGTGATTGCACCGTCCGAGTTTATAACCGATGGCATCTTTGAAGATGTAGCGGTCGATATAGAGGATATCTATGTCATTGTCAGACGTACCATCAACTCATCGACTAAATACTACCTAGAGGTCTTTGATGATGACCGCACCACTGATGCAAATATACAATACTTTTCTGGGGCCACCACACCGGATCAACCCCTGCCCTCTGTCCGTGGTGATCCCCCCATTTTATCAGCCGGTAGTCTCTCTCACCTAGAGGGTAAAGTAGTCAATGTTATTCGTGATGATTTTGTGCTGACCGATAAAACCGTGTCCTCCGGAGAGGTAACGCTAGATGCCATACCCACCACATATGTAGAGGTAGGATTACAGTATGACGTTGAGGTCAAGACCATGCCG